GATTGGGGTAGGATTTTAACTTGAGGTTATATAATGGCTGAATTATTCGGTTTTGAAATAAGTCGTAAAAAGGCAAAAGAGCTACCTTCAGTGGTAGCTCCGATTGCTGATGATGGATCAACGGTAACCAGTTCGGTTAATGCTGGTGCATATTATTCTCTAGTCGTTGACTTAGAGGGTATTGTTAAAAATGAAAACGATCTTATTCGCAGATATCGAGAAGTCGCTCAGTATCCAGATTGTGATACAGCGATCGACGACATTGTGAATGAGGCAATTGTTGTAGAAGAAGATAGCGAAGCAGTCAAGTTAGTTACTGACGATGTAAATGTTTCAGATAATATTAAAAAGAAAATTCGTGAAGAGTTTGATGAAGTATTAAACTTACTCAAATTTAGCGATAAAGGTCACGATATTTTTAGACAGTGGTATATTGATGGAAGATTAAATTACCACATTTTAATTGATGAAAAGAATCCAAGAAACGGGATTCAAGAATTAAGACCAATTGATCCTCGCAAGATTCGTAGGATCAAAAATGTCAAGAAGGAAAAGAATCCTAAAGGTGTTGAAGTTGTTGTGTCGGTTGACGAATACTATATCTACAACGACAAAGGAATTACAGAACAAACAACTCAGGGTGTTAGATTAACTCTAGACTCTGTATTATATTGTGGTTCTGGTATGGTTGATTTAAATACTGGTATGATGTTATCATATTTGCATAAAGCAATTAAACCAGTGAATCAATTAAAAATGATTGAGGACGCTGTAGTAATTTATCGAATCAGCCGTGCTCCTGAGCGCAGAATATTTTATGTTGATGTGGGTAATCTGCCAAAAATAAAAGCAGAGCAATATGTTAATGATTTGATGAATCGTTATAAGAATAAAATTGTTTACGATGCGAATACAGGTGAAGTAAGAGATGATCGTAAACATTTGTCTATGCTTGAAGATTTTTGGATGCCACGAAGAGAAGGTGGTAAAGGTACAGAGATTACTACACTTCCAGGTGGTCAAAATCTTGGTGATATCCAAGATATCCAATATTTCCAAACTAAATTATATCAAGCATTAAATGTACCAACAAGTAGATTACAGTCTGATACTGGATTTACTCTTGGTCGTTCGACAGAAATTAGTCGCGATGAATTAAAGTTTCAGAAATATATTGCAAGATTGCGTAAGAAGTTTAGTGGTTTGTTTAATGATGCATTAAAGATTCAATTAATTGCCAAAGGTGTTATCAACGAAGCTGACTGGGATCTTATCAAGAAAGATATCCGTTATGACTTTATGAAAGATAATGCTTTCGCTGAGTTAAAAGATTCAGAATTATTGACTCAAAGATTGCAAGCATTACAAATGATTGAGCCATATATTGGTAAGTTTTATTCAGTTGATTGGGTTAAGAAAAATGTTCTTCGTATGTCAGAAGAACAGATTGAAGACATTGAAGACCAGATTGAAGTTGAAGGTAATTATCAAATGTCTAATGCTCAACAACAAGGTGCTATGATGGGTATGCAACAAGTTGCCCAACAACAAGAATTAGAAAACGCTGGGATGGGTCAACCTGAACAGCAGAAACAATAACTAGGAGATATAAATGAGTACTCGTGATTTGATCGACGCAATTGAAACTGGCGAATCAAGTAAAATTGAAGCCAGCTTTAATAACATTATGGTTGCTAAAGTATCTGAGAGATTAGACGCTATGCGCAACGATATGTCCCAAAATATGTTTAGAGCTCCAGAAGCTGTACAAGAAATTTCTGACGAACAAGTATCTGACGAAACAGAAACTGAAACAGAAGAAGAAACTACTGAAGAGAATGAGTAAATCGTTTTCAACATTTAAACAGCAAGTCCTAGAACAATCAGGACTTGCCCAAACACTTTTCATTTATGGTGAAGATGTAAAAATTACACCAGAGAATGAAGTGTTTGTAAATAATCATTATGTAAAAACTTTGAGCACATTAGAAGAGGCAAGGGAATACGCTAAAAAATATATTGAAGATACTAAACTATTAGAAAATATTGACAATACGATCCCAGAAGAAAAAGTCGCACACTATATAAGACAATATCATAATATCGATAAGATTACAGATACTCTTGTAGAATCATACATAGAACTTGCCTCTTCTAATATGTTTACAGTTGATCCAGTTGTGACTGCAATTAAAGAATCCAAAACAGCAGAGTTTGCTGGAAAATTACAATATGAATTAAACGATGGCTCTGTGGTTGCAATAGATGAAGATACTCAATTAATGCTAAATAATATATTGGCAGATAAAAATGAAATTGTTGAATATATGCGAGAAAGTAAAGACAACTTCATTAGAATCATAAAAGAACTCGGGGAATAAGATGCCTGTTACAAAAACTATATTAAAGTGCACAAATAACGAAACAGTTGTTAAAGTTGCTGGAACAGCTGCATCTGCAACGATCGATTTACAAACTGATTGTGTAGCTACTACTGATGAAGTAAGTGGCGCAACTCAAACAGTTAATATTGCTCAATTACAATATACTGGTTTGCCGTCTTCAACGATTACTATTACTAGAAATTCAGTAAATATTTTCACAATTGGTTCTGAAGGTGAAGGAACTGTTGACCTTGGAACAGGTAATGGTATTGCTGACACTATTCAAAATACTCAAGATATTGTTGTTTCGATTGCTGGTGCTGAAGCCCAGTGTTATTTGGTTCTCCGTAAAGTTGGTGGTTTTGCTTCTAAAGTTGAAAACTCCACTTATGGTGCTTACGACGATCCAACTAGAGTTGGTGCTTCGACTACTATGTCGGGTTCTCCAGATAAGGTATAAAACTATGAAACTAATTAGAGAAGTTTTAGAAACTACAAACTGCGTCATCGAAGAAAAAGTCGGTGGCAAAAAGAATTACTTTATTGAAGGTATCTTCCTTCAGTCAGAAATTACAAATCGTAACAACCGCATGTACAAAGAAGGTATTATGGACAAAGAAGTCGGTCGTTACATGAAAGAATATGTAGAAAAGAATCGTGCCTACGGCGAACTTGGTCATCCAGAAACACCTTCTATTAACTTAGATCGTGTATCCCATTTGATTGTTGATCTCCGTAAAGAAGGCAAAAATTATGTAGGTAAAGCCAAAATCCTAGAAACTCCAATGGGTATGATCGCTAGAGGTCTNCTNGATGGTGGTGCTAATCTTGGTGTGTCTAGCCGAGCAATGGGTTCACTCCGCACTAATAATGAGGGTGTTCANATTGTTCAGGACGACTTTATGTTATCTACGGCAGCAGATATTGTTGCCGACCCATCAGCTCCAGATGCATTCGTAAGAGGTATTATGGAAGGCAAAGAATGGGTATTCGTTGATGGAAAGTTTGTGGAAAAAAATATCGAGGAAGCAAAGTATGCTATTAAGAGAGCTTCTTCTAGACAGTTAGAGGAAGCAAAGATTCTCGCTTTCCAGAGTTTTCTGAGTAAAATCAGATAAATAATAAATAAATACATAGAACTATCCAGTTAGGAGATAACGATGTCAATCGAACAAAAAATCGCTGAAATGTTAGCAGAGTCAAAGGCAAAAGCTGCCGTGATTTCTGAAGAAGTTTCTGAGGAAACCTTAGAAGAAGGTAATGTAGTTACAGCAAACGCTTCGGCTCAAGAGCCAAGCAATATCGCTGCAATTGCTAAGTCTGACGGAGTCACCAGTGTTGAAGGTGATGAAGAAAACAATGCTAAAAACGGCACACAAAAGCAAGACGCTGCACAAGTTGCTAAGAAATCTAGCAATGTAGCCAATGCTAAAGCGACTGCTCCAGAAGCAAGTCACATTGCTGGTGTTAAAGAAGACATTGATGCTTTGATGAATGGAGAAGAACTCTCTGAAGATTTCAAAGCAAAAGCAACTACAATTTTCGAAGCAGCAGTTATGACTCGTGTAAAAGCGGAAACTGCTCGTTTGGAAGAATCGTATGAATCAAAACTTCTTGAAGAAGTTGAGAGCATTAAAGAGGGTCTTGTTGAAAAAGTTGATGGATATCTCGGCTATATTGTCGAGCAGTGGGTGCAAGAGAATGAGTTAGCCCTTGAATCTGGTATGAAGTCTGAAATCATGGAGTCTTTCATTGAAGGTATGAAGTCTTTGTTTGCTGAACACTATATCGAAGTTCCAGAAGAGAAGTTCGATGTATTGGGTGACTTACAAGAGACTGTAGAAGCCCTCGAAGCAAAGCTCGATGAGCAAGTAGAAAAGAATATTGAATTAACTAAAGCAATTAATGAGCAAAAGCGTGAAGACGCAATTACTCAAACTGCTTCTGGTTTAACAGATACTGATTCTGAGAAATTCAAAGCATTAGCTGAAGAATTATCATATGAAGATTCTGAAACATTCGCTACTAAGTTACAGACAATTCGTGAGAATTATTTTGGTGGTAAAAAGCAAATGACTGAAGTTAAATCAGTTGTTAGCGATACACCTGTTGAAACTCTAACCGAGACTGCACCAATCGATTCTTCTGTTAAGAAGTATCTTTCTGCACTCGACAAACTCAAATAAAAACAAAGGAATCAAAAATGTCTAATTTAGACCGCCAAGCCCTTATTAAGAAATGGGCACCGATTCTTGAGCATGATGCATTGCCATCAATCAAGGATAACTATCGTAAAGAAGTTACTGCTGTTCTTTTGGAGAACCAAGAACGCGAATCAATGAAGTCCCAAGAGGCTTTGTTTGAAACTCACGCCAATGCTGCAGGTGCTATGCCTGACACTGGTGCTGTTGCTAAGTTTGATCCAGTATTGATCAGCTTGGTTCGTCGTGCTGCTCCACAAATGATCGCTTATGACATCTGCGGTGTACAACCAATGACTCAACCAACTGGCTTGATCTTCGCTATGAAGTCACGCTATGCAACTCAAGGTGGTACTGAGGCTTTATTCAACGAAGCTGATACAGACTTCGCTGGTGCTTCTTCACCTGTTCACGCTGGTAGCAATCCAGTTGACGGCACTTACACTACTGGTGTTGGCCAAACTACAACTGATGCTGAAGCTGGTACACGCTTTAACGAAATGGCTTTCTCAATCGAGAAGACTTCTGTTACTGCTAAGACTCGTCAATTGAAAGCAGAATACACTGTTGAATTGGCACAAGACTTGAAGTCTGTTCATGGTCTTGACGCTGAAGGCGAATTAAGCAACATTCTCTCAACAGAGATCCTTGCTGAAATCAATCGCGAAGTTCTCCGTACAATCTACACTACCGCTAAAGCTGGTGCTCAAATCGGTACTACTACTGCTGGTACTTTCGACTTGGATACTGACTCTAATGGTCGTTGGTCTGTTGAAAAATTCAAAGGTCTCTTGTTCCAAATCGAACGCGATGCCAATGCGATTGCTCAGCAAACTCGTAGAGGTAAAGGTAACTTCATCATCTGCTCAAGCGATGTAGCTTCTGCTTTAGCGATGGCTGGAGTTCTTGACTATGCTCCTGCATTGTCTACTAACTTAAATGTTGACGAATCTTCTACAACTTTCGCTGGTGTATTGAATGGTCGTTATAAAGTTTATGTTGACCCATTCTCTGCTAACCAATCAGCTTCACAGTTCTTTACTGTTGGTTACAAAGGCACTTCTGCTTTTGATGCTGGTTTGTTCTATTGCCCATACGTACCACTCCAGTTGGTTCGTGCTGTAGACCCAACTACATTCCAACCAAAGATTGGCTTTAAGACTCGTTATGGTATGGTTGCTAACCCATTCGTTTCATTGGATGGCACAGGTGGCTTAACTGCTAATGAGAACTACTACTACCGTCGTGTTAAAGTTACTAACTTGATGTAATAGTTAGAAACCTACGTAAGATAGGTAATTTAAAGAGGGGTCTTCGGATCCCTCTTTTTTTCTTATAAATAACTATATGGCTCAAATACTCGCATGTCCCGTACCAACTAATCTAAATCCATTATCTCCTAATGGGTTTAAGTTCAACATCGAAAAATTATCTGAGGTAGATTATTTCTGCCAAGAAGTTAATATCCCAGGAATTACAATTGGTGATCCAGTTTTGGCTAACCCATTCCGTGCTATTCCTCTTCCTGGAGATCACTTAACCTATGATACTTTAAATATTAAATTCTTAATTGATGCGAACATGGAAAACTATATTGCTATTCATAATTGGATAGTGGCATTAGGATTCCCTGAAGACTATGATCAATACATTGATTATATTAACACAAATCAGTTTGGTGTTCTTAGCGAACTTGCAAAAAGTTATTCTAATGCCACTCTGCAAATATTATCTGGTGCGAATACACCTGTTAAAACATTAAACTTTAAAGATCTTGTGCCAAGAAGTATTGGCTCATTAACCTTTCAATCAACAAACCAAGATGTTTTGTATCTCGTTGGAGATGCAACATTTAGTTTCTCTTACTACACCTTTGCATAAAAACTTGCTATAAATTTGATTTTAGTGTATAATTATAGTATACACTTGGAGATATTATGACACTTGAAGAACTACAAAATGCTTGGGCTGATGATTGCATCATTGATGATAACCATCTTGATCGCGAATCCGTCAATACAGCAAAACTCCACTCAAAATATTTGAATCATCTAATTGCCTACAAACTTAAATTGGCAAAGATGAAGTCAGATTACAACACACTTAGACAACAAAAGTTTCGTTACTATCGTGGCGAACTAACCAGAGAAGAACTAACTCTATTAAGTTGGGAACAGTGGCAAGGTATTAAACCACTTAAGAATGAGATGGATGAATTTCTTTCTGGAGATGGAGACTTAAATAAGTTAGAAATTAAAGCAAATTATATTCAGAACATTGTTGATTTTCTTGAGTCAGTTATGAATCAAATCAAAGCAAGAGATTGGCAAATCCGCAACTCCATCGAATGGAAAAAGTTTATTAGTGGCGCATGAAATTAACAGTTGAAAAATTAGACGAAGTTCATGTAAGAATTTTCTCAGACGATCCGTCAGTAGAACAAGAACTATCAGACTTCTTTACCTTTGAATATCCAGGTGCTAGGTTTACACCTCAGTATCGAGCAAGGTTGTGGGATGGTAAAGTTCGTATGTATGATCAGTTGCGTAAGACTTTATATGTTGGTCTTATGAATTATGTGATTGATTTTTGCGAACGAAACGAATATGATTTGTTAATGCCGAATGATTTAATGACTCGTTCAGGTGTTACATCAAACGAAGTGTTTGAGTTTGCGAAGTGGTTAAATCCTCATGGTCATGGTAAACCAATCGAGATTCGCGACTATCAAATTGAAGCAGTTACTGAAGCATTAGATCGCAACAGAATTTTACTTCTATCTCCTACCGCATCAGGTAAATCCTTTATTATATACACAACCATGCGTTGGCATTTAGAGAACAATCGCAAGTGTATTATTATTGTTCCAACAACATCATTAGTTGAGCAACTATACGCTGACTTTGAAGATTATTCTTCAGCCAATGGTTGGAAAACAAATCGTCATGTGCAAAAATTATACAGTGGATTTACCAAAGATATCTCTGCTGATGTGTTAATTACAACATGGCAGTCTGTGTATAAACAACCTAAAACATGGTTCGCTCAGTTCGATGTTATTTTTGGAGACGAAGCCCATCAATTTAAAGCCAACTCTCTTACAACTGTTATGGGCAAATTAACCCATGTCAAATATCGTGTTGGTACAACTGGAACATTAGATAACAAAAAAGTTCATAAGTTAGTTCTTGAAGGAATCTTCGGTCCAACACATAGAGTTACAACAACCAAAGAGTTAATGGATGCTGGTACTCTTGCCAAACTAAATATTACATGTATACTATTAAAATATGATGATATAACTCGTCAGGGTAGAAAGAATAATCAATACGCTGATGAGATGGATTTTATTGTAACGCACGATAAACGAAATAATTTTATATGTAACCTTGCATTAAAATCTGAAGGTAACACCTTAGTTCTTTTTCAGTTTGTTAACAAGCATGGAAAAGGTTTATTTGAAATGATTAAAGACAAAGCACACGACAAAAGAAAAATATTTTTTGTTTCAGGTGCTACGGAGGTTGAAGATAGAGAAGCCATCAGAAAGATCACAGAAACTGAAAGCGACGCTATTATTGTTGCTAGTTTTGGTACATTCTCCACTGGCATCAACATACCGTCTCTCGAGAATGTCATTTTTGCATCGCCAAGTAAATCCAAGATTCGTAACCTGCAAAGTATTGGTCGTGGACTAAGATTAAAGAATGGTAAAACTGAGTGTAACTTATACGATTTAGCAGATGATTTAAGTTGGAAGTCTTGGAAGAATCATACTCTTCATCACTTTGCTGAAAGACTAAAAACTTATTCTGAAGAAAAATTTAACTACAAAATCGTTGAGGTAAAACTATGAACGAACAGTATGTTTACTTAAAATTAGTCAATGGCGAACAGATTATGGCAGTAAAAGAATCAGAAGATTCTGAGTCAATAACATTAAAATTTCCAATGTTAATCAAAACCCATCTTGTTGCTGCGCAAGCTGATAGAGTTTCAGAACAAGTTACAGCTGGACCATATTCTTTGTTCGCTGACAATACAAATATTCACATTAATAAAAAACATATTATTCTTGATACTGCTCTAGCAGAAAGAGCGATCCCACATTATATTCATTTGGTAAGAGATCACGAGGGTGTTCGTTTAGATTATACACCACCTCAATTACAGTGGGAAGATGAACAACCTGCGGAAGCTCCAGATTCTGTAGATGTCCACAGAGTGTTAGATGCATTGAAATCCTTAGCTGAGATGGAAGAAGAACTGGAGGATAATACTTTTGTTGAAGGTAATAAAACAGTACATTAGTTATTAGTTACTTCAAACCCTACATCGAGAGTATACTCCGTGTCAAATAAAAAAGCAAATTTTATGCAACAATGAATGAAATATTTGCTATTGTATATGTATTAAGGTATACTAATAGTAATGTAATAAAAATAATTATGGAGATTATATTATATGGCAACTAAAGCCAAAGGAGTCCACTATGTCAATAACGCTGAGTTTTTAGTGGCAATGAAAGAGTATCGAGTTAAGGTACTTGCTGCAAAAGAATCAGGATTGACAAAGAAAGATTCGGGGTACCCACAAGTAACTCCATATATTGGTGAGTGTCTAATGAAAATTGGAACCCACTTATCATACAAAGCGAACTTTATTAATTACAGTTATAGAGAAGACATGATTCTTGACGGAATACAAAATTGTCTTCAATACATAGATAACTTTGATCCAGAGAAATCCTCAAACCCCTTCGCTTATTTCACACAAATTATTTACTATGCATTCCTTCGCAGGATTGCCGAAGAGAAGAAGCAAACTTATATTAAAGGTAAGTTGATTCAGGATATGCCTTTTGAAGCATTCGAGTTACAAGAACAGGATGAGTCGGGAGAGTTTCATAATGCATATGTTGATTTTATGCAACAGAACCATACCTTTGATGACTTTATTGAACGCAAAAAAGAAAAGAAAAAGAAAAAACAACAAGCATCTTTAGACGATTTCACTGGAGAATAAATGAGAGTAGCAATTATTACAGACCAGCACTTCGGTGCTAGGAATGACAGTACTGCCTTTTTAGATTTTTACGAGAAATTTTATAATGATACTTTCTTCTCTACTTTGGATTCTAATAATATTGAATCTGTTCTTATCCTTGGTGATACTTTTGATCGTCGCAAATATGTAAACTTTTATTCGCTAGATCGTGCCAAGAAAATGTTCTTCGATAAACTTGAAGAGCGTGGTATTAAAGTGTTTATGATTGCAGGTAATCATGATACATATTTTAAAAATACAAACGAAGTAAATTCTCCTGAGTTGTTGCTAGCAGAGTATACAAATATACATCTGATTAACAAAGCACAAGATATAATTGTTCATGACACTCCTATTTGTTTCGTACCATGGATCTGTCCTGATAATTATGATGAAAGTATTGAAACAATAAACGCCAGTAAAGCTGAAATTTGCATGGGGCATTTTGAGATTGCTGGTTTCGCAATGTATAGGGGAATGGAAAGTCATGAGGGTCTTTCTAAAGATTTGTTTAAAAGGTTTGATATGGTTTTCAGTGGTCACTACCATCATCGTAGTGACGATGGTCACATATATTATCTGGGAAACCCATACGAACTTACATGGCAAGACTATAACGATCCCCGAGGATTTCACTTGTTCGATTTACAAACAAGACAACTTGAATTCATCAGAAATCCTAATACAATGTTCGAGAGAGTTGAATATGACGACTCCCTTATCGATCCCTCAGTTGCCGATTACACGCATCTAAGTAACAAATATGTAAAGATTGTTGTTGTTAACAAGAATGACTTTTACAAATTTGACAAATTCATAACTAAAGTTTATAATGTTAATCCATATGAAGTAAAAATTATTGAAGATTTTTCTGAATTCAGTGAGGGTGAGATTGACTCTGACATAAATTTGGAAGATACATTGGATGTGCTATCCAATTATATTGATTCAGTTGAGACTGATCTTGACAAAGATCGTGTTAAAACATTTATGAAATCTCTTTATACGGAAGCAATAAACTTAGAGGTAGAATAATGCAACAACTTAACATAGAGTATTTCTTTCCACTTACAGAACAGATTCCACTTGAATTAGATTATACTGATTGTCATAAACCAAAATTATATACACCTGTTTTGGGTATTAATGATGGTCTAACATTTACAACAGCATCCAACACTTGGGCAACTGTTTCTATCTCTGGTTCGCAACTAAATCTTGATGTTGAAGAAATTGAATTTAAACTAAAAGAAAAACCAAACTTACTACGCAGAATCGGCTATAAAGTTATGGGTTTAAAGTGGAAGATTAAATGATGGGTGAATGTAAAAGAGAATTAAATTGGTGGGAGTATTATCCAATGCATCAATTATGGTGTAATGACCTATGTCCACTGGTACCAAGATTCGAGTATCGTAAGGGAGATGAGTACAATGCCAATAATTGGTATCTACACTGGCTAATCTTTCACATCTGGACAATGGAACACTTCAGTTTTGGTATTGATGTTAATTTAGCACCCGATAGTATGTCTGTTGGTTTTATCTTACCATATCTACGGGTTATTATTGGATTTCATCATGTATGGCAGTGGACATGGTTATTCAAATTGGGTCAGATGTTGCGTCGTAAACCAGCGTTGAAGAATCATAATGGAGAATATAATTGATGAGTAATCTACATAAACATGCATTGATGGAATTTAAAGCTGCTGGCTGGCTAAATGATATTGGCTATACTGATGAGATGCAAGGAATGATTTGTTCTCATGTTATAAAATTGCTTGATGTTTTTGCTGACGAAGGTCACTCTGGTTCATCTGCTCCATACGCTATCAATTTATTTTCTAGATTGGCAAATTTTGAACCAATCGCTCCACTAACAGGCGAAGATTGGGAATGGAATGATACTGGTCATAATTTCCAGAATAAACGAGCATCCCATGTGTTTAAAGATTATGATGGAAACTGCTATGACATTAATGGTAAAGTGTTTTGGGAATGGTCTGGCACCAAAGAAGAACCATATAAGTCATACTATACTTGTCGTGAGTCCCGTGTGCCTGTGACTTTCCCATATACTGTTCCAGAAAAGCCACAATATGTGTGGCGTTATTCTGATGCTACACCACAATGTTTACCGCAAACTGAAGAGGGTTTTATTTAATGATTGTATTTAAAAAGTTGTCATGGAAGAACTTCCTATCAACAGGTAACCAACCCAATACAGTATTACTAAACAAATCAACTACTACTCTTATCATTGGTAAAAATGGTGAGGGTAAATCCACGATCCTCGATGCTCTGTGTTTTGCTCTGTTTGGAAAACCATTCAGAAATATCAACAAGAGTCAAATGATTAACTCTATCAACGGCAAGAATGCTTTGGTTGAGATTGAGTTTTCCATTGGTAAAAAAGAATATAAAATTATCCGTGGTATCAAACCCAATGTGTTTGAGATTTGGTTGGATGGTGAGATGGTAAATCAGGATGCAGCATCTCGCGACTATCAAAAGATTCTGGAACAACAAATCCTAAGATTAAACTATAAGACATTTACTCAAGTAGTTATCTTGGGCTCAGCTTCGTTTGTTCCATTTATGCAATTAACGAATGCTCAGCGTAGAGAAGTTATTGAAGATATTCTTGATATTAAAATCTTTTCTACAATGAATCAACTATTGAAGGAAAAACAAAATGCAACGAAGGATGAGATCGTCAGAGTTGAATCCGAAATCACGCTTGCAAAACAAAGGGTGGACTCGCAAAATGCAATCATCAAGACGCTATCGACTGCTAAGGAAGAAAGCATTAATGCGATACTGGCAAAGATTGCGAACAATGAGGAGACAATCCGAACTACAAACATTCTCGTCTCAAATCTCAGCACTGAGATTACGGATCTTAGGGAGAAAATTTCAACAAGAGATGAGTTGGATTCGGACATTGAAAGAGCAAAACACCTGCGGTCAAAACTCTCAAGTAAAATTGAAGAATGTGAAAACAATAAAGTTTTCTTCGACGAGAACCATGTCTGTCCAAGTTGCACGCAAGAAATTACTGAAGACCATAAGGTCAAAGTCTTGGGAGAAATTCATAACAGAATCGCTGAAGATAATAAAAAGGTCAAAGAACTCGAGTCTGCCCTCAGTAAACTCCAAACACAACTACAACAGGTTACTGAAGTTACAGTACAGATTGCTGAAAAAACGATTGAACTCTCTACGCACAATTCCGCCATCACTATTTTAAATAGACAAAATGCAGAAATGCATACTGAGATTGAAACAAGTAAAACTGATAGCACAAATATTAATGAAGAAAAACAAAAGTTAAAACAGTTGGCTCAAGAAGCATTGGCAAATATTACTCGTAAAAATGAATTAGATTCTGAGAAAGAATTGTTTGATGTGTCTGGTATTTTGTTAAGAGATACAGGAATCAAGACTGCTATTATTCGTGAGTATTTACCTGTTATGAATAAGTTGATTAATCAATATTTGAATCAGATGGATTCTTATATTCACTTTGAGTTAGATGAATCGTTTAATGAAACAATCAAATCTAGATTTCGTGATGAGTTTACCTATGCAAGTTTCTCTGAGGGTGAGAAGATGCGTATTGACTTGGCTATATTATTTACTTGGCGTCAGATTGCCAAACTAAAGAACTCTGTCAATACAAACCTATTAATGCTTGACGAGATTTTTGATTCATCATTGGATGTGAATGGAACAGATTACTTCCTCAATTTAATGAACACACTGGGCGAACATTCCAGCGTTTTTGTTATTTCGCACAAAGGCGACCAGCTGTTTGACAAGTTCAGGTCGGTTATTAAGTTCGAAAAACGGAACGATTTCTCGGTTATTGTATAACCCTACACCCTGTAGGGTCTTCCAGTCCTTATGCAGTAAGGATGCAATAAAATGCTTGCTTTTAATTCATAAATAGCGTATAATAACTCTATAACTTGGAGATTATTATATGATGAATTCTAAAGACCTGCTGGCTCGACTATTGGCAAACGAAAACTTGAATGTTATTCGAGCCAATGTAGGAACAGCATCCTTTGAAAGTGTTACTAGAACACTTACCCTCCCAATGTGGAAAGATATGACTAACGATGTTGAGGAAATGCTCATCGGTCACGAAGTTGGTCATGCTCTATACACCACAACTGAACATATGGAAGAAAAAGACTTCCGTGCAATCCAAGGCTACATGAATGTGGTTGAAGATGTTCGTATCGAAAAGAAAATCAAAAACAAATATCCAGGTCTGCGTAAAGCATTCATTACTGCATACAAAGAACTCAACGATAAAGACTTCTTTGGTGTTCAAGGTAAAGACCTTTCTAATCTTCTTCTAATTGACCGCATCAACTTATACTACAAGTGTGGTATCAACTGTGGTGTTAGATTCTCCCCAGCTGAAATGGACTTTGTCCGTAGGGTTGATCGTTGTGACAGCATGAACGATGTCTATAAATTGGCTCAAGAAATCTATTCTTTCTCCAAGGATGAGCGTGAAGCCAAGCGAGAAGAACTAAAGAAACTCCAAGAGTTGCTCGGCGAAGATCCACCTGAAGATATGGATGAGATCGACAATTATATGGACGATCCTGACGACTTCGATGACTATACCCCTGAGGAAGAATACGAAGACGAAGATGTTGATACGAAGAAGCGTTCTTCCACCTCACAAACTGAGGAAGAAAAGAAAGTTGACAACGAAGACGAATTAGAAAAAGAATTAGAATCAGTTACGCAGACTGCATTCAATAAGCGTCTTGATGAGTTGGCTGATACTGATACTATTGTGCAAAACTTTAAACCAACATTGGAACTGTGGCATAACCCTGTTGTTTCAACCAAGACTATCCTGTCTGAGTTGAAGTCAGACTTGGCTAAAACAAGAGAACATCGTGCTCAGAATTATGGTCAAGAGTGGATTAATACATACTATGGCGAACGAAAAACTTCTTTGACTAAGTTCAAAACTGACTCTATGCGTGTTGTAAATTATCTAGTAAAAGAATTTGAGATGCGCAAGTCAGCAACTGAATACAAGCGTATCACAACTGCTAAGTCAGGTGACCTCGATATGCGTAAGTTGTATGCTCATACTTTGACTGACGATATCTTCAAGAAATTGGATATCCTGCCTGAAGATAAGAATCATGGTATGATTTTCTTGTTAGACTGGTCGGGTTCTATGCAACATGTCATGGGCGATACCATTAAACAGGTTATTAATCTTGCTATGTTCTGCCAACGAATTCAAATTCCATATCAGGTATTCGCATTCTCGACTGGTTATAACGAAGATAACATTCCCTATGATGTTCGTAGACAACATATCGAAAAACTTGACCAGAATTTCTCTGGTTTTCAAGATAACAGCTGGAATTTGTTTGAGTTCTTCAATCACAAAATGACCAACAGCGAATTTAATGCCATGGTTGAGTATCTCTATCTTGAGCCATGGTCATATTCTCGCGACTATGGTTTGAACTCAACTCCACTTAATGAGTCATTGTTGTATATGATTGATTACATTGGTAAGTTCAACAAGCAACATAATGTCGAGAAGATGTCATTTGTTACTTTGACTGATGGTGCAGGTCATGCTGTTTCTGGTGCGACAAAACAAGTTAGAAGTCGTACTTATAATGATATTAATAAACAAGTTAATGTTAAGAACTATGTTCGCGACCCTCTCACCAAGAAAGAATATGCATTGAGCGACAATGGTTCAGAGCAAACTCGTACCTTCTTGCGAATCATTAAAGATCGTTACAATATTAAGACTGTTGGTTTCCATGTTGTCAACAACAGTCGTCGCGATATTGGTTGTTTCATTCGGGATAACTTACCCAAAGAAACAACTACCAATGAATATTGGATGACTGAGCAGATCCGCAAGGATATTCGCCAAAACGATTACTGTATTATTGCAAACACAGGTCGTGACGAGATGTACCTGCTCCCAGCATCTAAGCAAAAGATCGTTGAGGGTGAGTTGGAGATTGATTCCAAAGCCAATGCAAAGTCTATTGCCAAGCAGTTTAGTAAGTTCCTTGGTGTAAAGAAGTCCTCCAGAGTGGTTTTGAGTCGGTTTGTATCCCTTGTAGCCTAGTCCAAATACCCCTACAATCTGTAGGGGATTGCAAAAATAATGCTTGACATTTATTGTTAATTAGGGTATAATATATCTATGAAGTTGAAAATGGAGCTATATTATGTGGAATGAGTTTACCGATAATGAGTTGTATAATCTTTGTTTTGGTTATGGTATCGAAGCAGAGTGCGTGATGTTGGGTAGTCGTCTAATCAACCGAGAAGAAGTTGAGAGAATCCTAACCAATTTTGAACACGATCTTGCATTTAGTGCTTGACTTTAATTGCAAAATAGTGTATAATTGTTCTATATTATGAAAGTGAGTGAATGATGGCTGATAGTTTATATGTTGCAGAATTTGAAAAGAATTTATTTGCGACCTTCCCTGATGTCAAAGCGACATCAACTGTTTCCCGTAAACAGATTCAAACTGTGATGGACAATATGAAGTCCACTAAGTATCCGACTTGGTTGATGCAAACCAAACTTGGTCGTGGTTTATATGCGATTCCTGGTGGTAGCGTGACAGCTCCAATCGTAGGTAATACAGCGTTGGCACCACAACAACCTGAAAGTGTGATTGTGGATTATACAAATTTAGATTCCCTTGTTCCAAAGTTAGATGGTAATTATGTTCCCTTTGGTAACTATAAAGACTTAGAACGAATTATTGGTTCTAAGCAATTTTACCCAACTTATATTTCTGGTCCAACTGGTAACGGCAAGTCCACCTCTATTGAGCAGATTTGCGCAAAGTTACAGCGACCATTGATTCGTGTAAACTTGAATAAGATGACTGACGAAGATCAGTTGATTGGTTCAAAAACACTGGTCGATGGTAATGTTCAAATCGTTGAGGGTCCAGTAATGATTGCGATGCGACTAGGTATTCCCCTGNTGCTCGATGAGATTGATGCTGGTGGTGCTAATACTTTGTTATGTCTCCAGCCAATCTTAGAGGGCAAACCCTTTTACTTCAAACTGAAGAACGAGATGGTTTATCCAGCAACTGGTTTNAATATCTTCGCCACAGCCAATACCAAGGGTAAGGGTTCTGACGATGGTCGCTATATTGGTACCAATGTTTTGAACGAAGCATTTCTTGAGCGATTTGCCGTGACATTCAATCAGGAATATCCTGAAGCCAAAGTAGAAATTAAGATTGTTCAAAATCTTATGAAGAGTTTTAATTGTCTTGATGAAGAGTTCGCCAGCAACTTAGTTAAGTGGGCTGAAGCAATTCGCAGGACATTTGANGCTGGTGGTGTAGATGAAACAATTACTACTCGCCGACTGGTTCATATCGTTCGAGCATTCTCGATCTTTAAGAATCAGAAAAAAGCAATTGAGTTGTGTACGAATCGCTTTGACGACTCAACTCGCCTTGCCTTTGTTGACTTGTTTGACAAAGTATCTGCTGGTGAACTTCAAGTTGAAGAGCCAGCCCCTGTCGAAGCAACAACCGAAACTGTTACAATTTAATTGAGGAGTACTATACTATGTTGAAATTTTCAGATCTAACTAAATCGCAGAAAAACTTTATCGTCCGCACACTCGAGATTTTTCCTGAGTACTACAGCGAAAAGAATCTAAATGCTAAACAAATTCATGCAGCATATTACAAGTTGAAGGATGATCGTTCTTCCACTGGTGAGAAGTTGGGTTATCCTAACTGGTTGCAAAACAAAAACCGAGTAGGTCGTGGTGAGTACAAGATGCCTTGGCCAACTGAGACTGAATTGAAATCAGTATCGCAAGTGAAGGTTCCAAAAGTTAAGGAAACTGAAGCAAGCAAACTGCAAAAAATTATTGACGAAAGTCCTGAGTACGAAGTAGAAACTCAGAGCGATGAAGATTTTATGAAAGAACTTCGCGACAACGGCATTAATGTTTAATAAGAATTTGGTGTAGAAACTATACCAATGGTCTTACTGGAGGAATATCCGTGGCAGACCTTAAACAGCCAAAACAGCAGCAGTCTATTTTTGCTGATTATAGACTATAAAGAAAAATCAGCATAGTTTTCTGGTCGGGGGTTTGGTTATATTGCCATCGCCATTCCCCTCTTTTTATTTGATGGCTTTATTATGGAGTATTATTTTATGTCTAAACAAGACTTGTTGTTGAAGCACTTGAGTGCTGGTAAAGAGTTTACCTCAAAGCAGATCTCTGCTTCTTTCGGTATTGCTCATCCAGCTTCTACCATCCGTAACTTGCGTGAGCAAGGTTATTGTGTTTACTCAAACACAGCTACATTGAGCAATGGTTCAGTAGCTACTAAGTACCGTCTTGGTCGCCCAAGTCGCCGTATTGTTGCTCTCGCAGCAAAAGTGGCAGGTGCTGACGCATTCACTCGTGCTTAATTAAGTGAGTTATAAATGGGCATTCTTCGGAGTGCTCATTTGTCATTTCATTTGGAGAAAATATGGCGACCAAAGAAGATATTAAGAAGTCCCAAAATGCCACAACAGGTGGTAGGAAATTTGATGGTGGTAAATTGCAATATGGTTTACTACCTCCATTGGCATTAAAAGCCACAGTAGAAATTCTAACATTTGGTGCGGAGAAATACGAACCAGATAATTGGAAACATGTTCCTGATTCAAAACGCAGGTACTTTGACGCAATGCAAAGACACCTTTGGGCATGGAAAGAGGGAGAACAAAACGATCCCGAAACTGGCAAGAATCACTTGGCACATGCAATGTGTTGCCTGATGTTCTTATATGAACATGATGTGAAATATAGCAAAGATATTGAAAAATAATTTGACAAACACACACTTTAAGAGTAAACTTATTATACATAGTTATGAGTTCATTGAATGGAGAAAATATGAAACTTAGTAAAAGCACTGTAGAAATTCTTAAGAATTACGCAAATATCAACGGAAATCTTTTGTTGAAATCTGGCACAAAACTTGGGACAATTTCTGAACAGAAAAACATCATGGCATCAACATCGGTGGCGGAAACATTCCCATCCGAATTTGGTATCTATGATTTAAACGAATTCCTTTCTGCGATGTCAATTTTTGAAGATCCAGAGTTGGAGTTTTCGGAGAAGTTTGTTACCATCAAACAAGGTGCGAACCAGATTAAATATTATGCAGCAGAAGCAACAAATCTTACTGTCCCACAGAAAGAGATTGTATTCCCAGAAGCTGAGATCAACTTCAAAATGTCTGCTGGTCAGTTAGATCTTATTCGTAAAACATCTGGTGTTCTTTCTGCCCCAGACCTTTCTATTGTTGGAGATGGTAGTAAAATTACAGCACAAGTTGGTCAGAAAAAGAATGCCACTGCCAACTCGTATGATGTAGACTTGGGTGCCACTGACAAATCATTTAAGGTAAATCTTAAAGTTGAAAATTTGAAGATGCTTCCAGGAGAATATAATGTGTCAATCTCAAGTAAACGAATCTCAAGATTCCAAGGAACAAACGACCTCGTCTACTATGTCGCAGTTGAAGCAGACTCAGCATTCGACTTCTAATTATACAGTTATACCTGAGCAAGAGGGGGAATGCGATACCCCTCTAAATCCTTTTTCGCAACATTGATGGAGTTTATATATTATGAGTGGCCAATTTCTTTGGGTTGAAAAGTATCGTCCGAAAACTATTGATGAGTGTATTCTTCCAGATAATCTGAAGACTACCTTTAAAGAGTTTATTTCCAGTGGTCAGTTACCAAACTTTCTGTTCTGTGGAACAGCAGGTGTAGGTAAGACTACTATTGCCAAGGCACTATGTAATGAGATCGGTGCTGAGTATTTGTTAATTAATGGATCTGAAGAATCTGGTATTGATGTTCTAAGAACAAAGATTAAGTCCTTCGCTTCAACAGTATCTTTGACAGATGCCAAGAAAGTAGTTATCCTTGACGAAGCAGACTATCTTAATGCCAATTCTACACAGCCAGCGTTGCGTGGATTCATTGAGGAGTTCTCTGCCAACTGCCGATTTATTTTTACATGTAACTTCAAGAACCGAATCATTGAGCCTCTACATTCTAGATGCGCAGTGGTAGAGTTTAAGATTGATGGTAAAGATAAACAATCTATTGCTGCATCTTTCTTTAAACGAGCAGCAAATATTCTCAAAGAAGAACAGATTGAGTTTGATCCTAAGGTAGTTGCCGAAGTAGTAACTAAACATTTCCCTGACTATCGTAGAATCTTAAATGAATTGCAGCGATACTCAGTTACTGGTAAAATCGACAGTGGAATTTTAGTTAATCTTTCGCAAGAATCATTCAGAGAACTTGTTGGATTCCTAAAGGAAAAGAAATTTCCTGAAGTCCGCAAGTGGGTTGCTAAAAATTCTGACATTGAAACTACACAATTGTTCAAAGAACTTTATGACAACGCAGTTGATTTTCTAGATCCATCTACAATACATCATCTCGTTTTAATTCTGGCAGACTATCAGTATAAAGCAGCATTCGTAGCTGACCATGAATTGAACACAGTCGCAGCAATGACAGAGATTATGATTCAATGTAAGTTCAAGTGAGTTACTATGGAACTTATACTCTTAGTAATTTGTTTTGCTTTTGTATGGATACTTGGAATAATTGCTGGCTGGAATGCGCATGACAGATTTGTTCAGAAAACAATTCGTGGAGCCATTCATGAATTGCAAGAAAATGAAGAACATTCTAGAGTTCGTATCACAATTGAAGAACACAATGGTATGCTATTCGCATATGAATACGGAACCAATCAATTTATGGCACAGGGTAAAACTAAACAGGAACTTGAAGATCAACTCCGTGAGAAGTTTCCCGATACAATGTTTGCAGCATTACCAAATGAAGTAGATCTTCTTAGAAAGATGGGACTATGAGTCCATTTGATTACTTAAATGCTATAAATTTAACCAAGAAAGACCTTATTCGTGAAGATCCACTAAACGAAAAGGATTATGTTCCCTTCATGGTGAATCGTGGGTTATCCTATTTTGCCGACACAGTTATGATGGCGAATGAGATGAACCAACATTCTGGGATCCCAAAGGTATGGCAGAACGACTTTTTCCTAAATACAATCTCGAAGAAGAAGCGTTTTTCCAAGTGGCATAAGAAAGAAGCAGACAGTCAAACACTTCTTCTAATCATGGAATATTATAAATATTCTAGTAAAAGGGCGAGAGAGATCGTGGACATTCTCACCCCTGAACAGATTAAGATGATAGAAGAAAAATTATACAAAGGTGGAAAATAATGACTGTCGAGATGATATATTATGACTGGACTCCAGATTCTATGCTGGAAGTTCTGTTACCAGAACCAGATAACTTTTTGAAAATTCGTGAAACCCTAACCCGAATCGGGATTGCTTCCAGAAAAGAACAAAAGTTATATCAATCATGCCATATCCTGCACAAACAGGGTAGGTATTTTATCGTTCACTTCAAGGAACTGTTTGCATTGGATGGCAAAGAATCCAATATAACATCCAATGATGTTGAGCGTAGGAATACAGTGGCAGGTTTGCTAGCAGATTGGGGATTGCTTGATATAGTTAATCCATCTAAAGCAGAACCAAAAGTTTCTCTGTCGCAGATTAAAGTTGTGGCATACAAAGAGAAAAATGAGTGGGATTTAGTCCCTAAATATAATATCGGTAAGAAAGTTACCACTAAATAATTCTACAGGAGTTTAAAATGATCAAACTTGAATTGAGTATTGACGAATGCAATATGATTCTTCGTGTATTGGGTAAGCATCCATTCGAAGAAGTTGTTTCAGTTATAAATAAAATTAAGCAACAGGGCGAGCCACAAGTGGTCGCTATGGAAGCTGAGAAAGAAAAGACTGCGGAAGTACCAGCAGCATAGATTTGACTTCACCTTAGGACCGCTAAGTACGAAGTGTTTTAAAGCGGATGTGACAATACGACATCGCTGGATACCGTAACCAGTTGATATGCCTTCGGGATATCATTTTTAATTTAACTCGCTTAATAGGAGAACTATATGTTACAAGCATTAAACACATCTATCGACACCATCTCTGGTGCAAAAACTCAATTCGTTAAGACATTTGTCACAGACGAAAAGATCGCAAAACAACTCCAAACTTATATTGATGCACAAGCATCTTTCGCAAAAACTGTAGCGAAGTCGACTAACGATTTCTTTGCAGCTGTTGGCGTTAAGTAAGGAGGAAACCATGGGAAACAATTCAAATATTTACGGACTCACACCACTATTTGGTCCAGGGTTTAAAGATTTTGATAAATTCTTTGTTGGTTTCGATAAGCAATTCGATCAACTGAATAAGTTGCATGAAGATTTGACTAAGAACATTCCTAACTATCCACCATACAATATCAAGAAGCATGACGATAACAACTACACCATTGAGTTGGCTGTTGCTGGTTTCGGTCAGTCTGACATTGATATTGAACTTGCTGATGGTAAATTAGTTGTTCGTGGTCAGATTGCAGCTGAAGACCAAGAAGATAACTTCTTGTTTAAAGGTATCGCCAATCGTGCTTTCACAAGATCATTCGTTTTGAATGATGAAGTAGAAGTTAAGACTGCAGAAATGTTCAATGGTATGTTGAAGATTTTCTTGGAAAGATTAATTCCAGAACACAAACAACCAAAGAAGATTGCTGTTAATTCTAAATCTGAAAAGCAGTTACTCAATGAGTCTGCCAATGAAGATAAGAAAGAAAAACTTCTTGCTGCTTCAAGGAAATCAAAATGAAAACATTTTTCCGCAAAGTTTATATTTGTTTAAAGGGACTCGGCTATGCAAAAGCAGCAGCCGATCTTGCTCGCAATGGTAAACACAAGGAAGCACAGAAGTTAATGGCTGCATATGGAGAATGCAAATGACTAACTGGATCCCTATGACTGATGAAGATTGGGATTGGGTGAATGGATATACAGCTCCAAAGAAGTAAACGATTGGGGAGGAAACTCCCCAATTTTCATTAGACTAAATAGTTTGATGAACAAAAAAGCAAGCGTATTTCCAAACATGGTTACATATGTCCCGATCCGAAGGAAGGATTGGATACTCAAGATTTCCATTTGGAAAGACAAGTCTATTTTGGTAGTTTGCTATAATGTGTTTACTCTTAGCACTGTGGTTAGGAATTTTGAGAATGCAGATTTAGCTGCATCTTTTTTAGATTTTTTAGTTGAACAGGAAGAAATATAATGAATGATGTTAAAGTATTTAAAATGATTAATGGTGAAGAAATTATTGGTGAACTTTTTAATTGGAAAGATGGATTATATGAAGTGAAAAATCCTGCCCAAATAATTCTTCAGAAAACCGAAAAGGGAATGGGTGTTGCAATCGCTCCATATATGCCTTATGCCGATGGTAATGTAACCCTATACAGCAATGCTATTGCAGCCGACTGTAAGCCCGATGTAAACCTCGTAAACGAATACCATAAGATATTCGGTTCAGGCATTCAAATCGCCCCTGCAAGCATCCTTGCAACCCTCTAAATAGTCCTTGACTTTTATTATGAAATAGGGTATAATATATGTATATCCTAGGAGTTTTATTATGTTTATGTTTGATATCGAGACTCTTGATGCCGAGTCAACAGCAGTAATTCTATCAGCATCCATAATCCATTTTGAAATAGGTGAGCAATACACCTATGAAGACCTGCTCGCTCGAGCATTATTTGTTAAGTTCGACGCAAGAGAACAAATGGAAAAATACAAAAGATCAACAGACAAAGGAACACTTGATTGGTGGGCAGGCATGCACGACTATGTTAAGAAAACAAGTCTGGCAGTTTACTCAACGGATCTCCCAGCGATAGATGGTATTAATGCTATTAAATCTTACATGGCTAAATTTCCTGAGAAGGATCAAACTATGTGGTCGCGAGGTTCGTTAGATCAAACAGCGATAGACAGTTTATGTAAGGCAACAAAACAAGAACTGATTGCTCCGTATTATGTTTGGCGTGATGTAAGAACAGCAGTTGATTTGTTGACTGACACTGGTAAGGGTGGGTATTGTGATGTCGTTCATCCAACATTTCAAAGACACAATGTAATTAAACACCACCCAACACATGATTGTGCTTTGGACATTATGATGCTAATTTATGGGAAATAAATGGAATTCTATACAAGCGTAGTTCAATATGGTAGTAAAATGCTTGTTCGAGGATATGATACTTCGGGTAATGCATTCAAACACAGAATTGATTATCAACCAACAATCTTTGTTCCATCTAAAACACCAACTGAGTTCAAAACACTTGAGGGTAAGTTCGTAGCACCATTGCAGGCTGGAACTATTCGAGATACCAAAGACTATATTGAACGATATAAAGAAGTTCAAGGATTTGAAATCTATGGTAACAATAATTTTGTTGCTCAGTTTATCAGCGACAACTATCGTGGCGAGATTATTCCAGACACTGACAAGATTAAAGTGTTTACGATTGACATTGAAACTGCCACAGAAAATGGATTCCCCGACATTCCAACTGCGAATGAAGAGATCCTTCTAATCACACTCCAAGATAATAAAACAAAAGACATCATCACCTTTGGTAGAAAGCCAATCGGTAATTCTGGCGATGTCGACTATCGTTGTTACGAAGACGAAGCAACTTTACTTCGCGAATTTATTTTCTATTGGTCAGCCAACTGTCCCGATGTTGTAACAGGTTGGAATATAAACTTCTTCGACATTCCTTATCTAATTCGCAGAATCTATAATGTTCTTGGTGAATCGTATGCTAAAAAGATTTCTCCTTGGGAATTGATTAGCGAACGCAAGGTTACCATGAAAGGTAGCGAGGAATTGACATACGACATTCAAGGTGTTGCTATGTTAGACTACCTAGATCTCTACAAAAAATACACCTATCAGGCTCAAGAGTCATATCGACTTGACCACATTGCCTTTGTTGAACTGGGTGATACTAAACTCGATCACAGTGAGTATGCTTCCTTCAAAGATTTCTATGAGAAAAACTGGAAGAAGTTTGTTGCTTATAACATTCACGATGTAAGACTTGTCGACAAACTTGAAGACAAGATGAAGTTGATTGAACTTCAATTAGTTATGGCTTATAATGCCAAGATTAACTATGAGGATGTGTTCAGTCAGGTTCGTATGTGGGATGCTATCATCTACAATCATTTGCGTGATAGTGGTGTAGTAATTCCTCAGAACTCTGGTAACAAGAAGTGGGACAAGTTCGAAGGTGCTTATGTTAAAGATCCTCTTGTTGGTTTACATAAGTGGGTAGCTTCCTTCGACTTGAACAGTCTATATCCTCACTTGATTATGCAATATAATATCTCACCAGAAACTATGTTAGAGGGAAGAGAAACTGTAACAGTTGATTATCTTCTTGAACAGAAATATGATACAAGTCGTATTAAAGAACAAGATGTTGCTATGACTGCTAATGGTGTTTGCTATCGTAAAGATAAACAAGGGTTTATGCCTGAGTTGATGGGAAAGATGTATGCCGACCGAAGCAAGTACAAGAAACAGATGTTGAAGATTGAACAAGAGTATCAAAACGATAAGTCCAAGAAACATCTTCTGAAAGAAATATCAAGACTTAATAACCTGCAGATGGCAATGAAGATTGCTCTAAACTCTGCTTATGGTGCTATGGGTAACCAGTATTTCCGTTACTTTGACCTGAGAATGGCAGAGGGTATTACGACTTCTGGTCAGTTGTCTATTCGTTGGATGGCCAACAAACTAAATGCGTTCATGAACAAGACCATGACAACCAAGAATAAAGATTATGTTATTGCGATTGATACTGACTCAATCTATCTAACACTCGAAACTCTGGTAGAGAAAACTTGTGAAGGTAAGACAACTGAACAGAAGATTAAGTATATGGATAAAATCTGCGAGGAAGTTTTCCAACCATTCATCGACAAAGGTTATCAAGAACTTGCTGAATATATGAATGCATATTCTCAGAAGATGCAGATGAAGCGAGAGGTTCTTGCCGACAAGGCAATCTGGACTGCCAAGAAACGCTACATTATGAATGTTCATAATTCTGAGGGTGTTCAATTCGCCGAGCCAAAGATTAAAGTTATGGGTCTAGAGATGGTTAAGTCTTCTACCCCACAAGTAATTCGTAACAAACTTAAAGACTCTATCAAAGTTATTCTTGATGGCGATCAAAGTAAACTACATAGATATATTAACGAATTCCGCGATGAGTTTAATAAGTTGTCTGTTGAAGAGATTTCTTTCCCAAGAACTGTAAATGGAACACGGGAATATAAAGCAAGTTCTACAATCTATCGTAAGTCAACACCAATCCATGTTCGTGGTGCTTTATTGTTTAATCACTATATTAAAGAGATGGGATTAGAAAAACAATATCAACCGATTCGAGATGGTGATAAGATTAAGTTCGTGTATCTCAGAACACCCAATAGAATACAAGAGGATATTATTTCCTTCGCTCAGGAATTGCCTAAGGAATTAGACCTACATAGATTTATAGATTACGATAAACAATTTCAAAAGGTTTTCCTTGACGCACTTCAGATTGTCATTGAACCTTTGCGTTGGAATGTTGAAGAGCAGTCAACATTGGAGGATTTCTTTGGATAACATTAGAATCATAAAAACAGGTATTAATGTTGGTAAAATATTAAACCAACTAAAGAAGTATCCTGAAGATTGGGGTGCTGAGAAATCAATCGAAGGAACTAACACTGTTCAAAATGAATTTGGTTTTCCTGAGATTAAAGCAGGTGTTTTACAATTAGTTATGGGAGCAGTTGATACACCCGATCAATATGTTGGAGATACAGAGTATTGTATTAAAACACCAGCATACGATAGACACACAGAAATAGTTGCATTCCTTAAAAGAAACTTCAAAAGATTTTCTCGTTGTGGTTTCTTGTCATTACCAGTTGGTGGAAAAGTCGGCGAACACATAGACATAGGTAGTTACTATCAGACAAAAGATAGATACCATTTATCTATACAAGGAAAATACAAATATACAGTCGGCAACGAATCGTTCATAGTCAATCCAGGAACATTGCTTTGGTTTAACAATAAACTCCCTCACGGATCTGAGAATGTTGGCGATGAAGTTAGAGTTACCTTTGTATTTGATGTACCACATAGCAAGAATAATCCTTGACTTGCAAACATATACATAGTATAATAATAGTAGTTACTTGGAGAACATATGAGCATATTAGATAAAATCAAAAAGAATTCTACAATTAAGAATTCAGACATTCTTTCACAATCAAAATTCTTCACAAAGAAGGATATGATTCCAACTACAGTGCCAGTTATTAATGTGGCATTGTCAGGTCGTTTAGATGGTGGACTTACCCCAGGAGTTAC